TGACGTCGTTGAGCGCGAATATCAGATTCCTAATTATTACACTGACGGAACGCTTCTTGCTGCAGCAGGTGGTATGGTAACACCAAACAACGTGATACGCACGTCTGCAGATATTTCGTCGAACGTTACAGTTAATAGCACGTTAATTCGCGTGTACCAGGAAGGTTCACCGAACAATTTCTTCGTGTCACTTGTGACAGCTGCAAATTCAATATCGATTACAGTCGCGGATACAGTAAGCAATACCTCGTTTAATTCGAACGGGTTGCAAATTGAAAAGGTCTCTGACGCTAACAAATTTTCTGCTTTTATTAATCCACAAAACAGCAATATTGCTCGGTATTACACAAACGGTCTCGCTCCTGTCGACACGTATAAACAATTTGCGTTGAAGGTTGTTCTTCTTTCGCCATACACGTTCAGTGTTCCTTTGATTAAAGACGTGAGGGCAATCGCGGTATCAGCATAAACATGAAAACACCGATAGCTCCTGGTTTTGAGCGTGATCCCGCAACAAATGCGGTCATAAATAATGATAGAGACGCGTATAAAACTTATAAGCAACGCCGCGAAGAGCGGCAAAAATTAATGCAACTTGCTGATTTGGTGAGAGATTTGCAACAGCAAGTTGCCGTTTTAACAAAAAAAGTTCAAGAATTACAGGATAAAAAATGGCCAAACCAGTAGCAAACGTCGATATTGCAACCGATACCTTCGGGGGTTGGGTAACACAAACAAACAAACTTTTGGATGCCCTAACAAACGAAATACTAACTGCTAACTCTGAGGCGAATGGTTCTCTCGTTACCGGTAACGCGTTTGTTATTGGTATTCTCGGATCAAACAACGTTGTTGTTGATTCAGCTCTTCGTGGTGGCAATGTCCAAACACTCGCAACGCTTAATATTATTTCTGATGTTGCTGTGTCTGGAAACCTCACTGTCAATTCAACAGCAGTTTTTGTTCGACTACAAACAAACACTAGTATTTCGGCCGCGAATCTTTTTTGCAATGCCGTCAACAGCACGTTGAATGGTAATACATTAAATATTGGGTCGAATACTGTAGTTGTCACATCAAACACAATAACGTTAAATAATGTGAACATCGGTTCGAATGTTATTTTTAATACCAACCACACCCACATTGTTTCCGCAAACGCGAATCTTGGGACGGGCTTGACACCACTTCCCGTTTTTACGTTTCCTAAAGCTACATACTCTTCAGGAAAGATTACTGCACAGTCCCAGCTTGGTACAAACACGCAGATCAACGAACTCGTTGTGGCGCAGGACACTACCACAAATACTGCACAGTTAACCGTTTATGCAACCATCGTGGCACCAGCAGGAGCAAACTTGGGCGTTTATTCTGTTTCAACTGACGCGTCGAACGTGATTGTCAGTTTTGCACAGACACAAAACAACTCATCAGTAAAAATTGTTGCTAACCTAATAAAGTAAAAAACAATGGCAAATCTAGCATTTAAAGTAGAACATGGTTTACTCGCTCTTAATGGAGTGAACGTTGCAACAGGTAACCTCGATGTTGTTGAGAGTCTGAATATTGCTGGTGGGACTGCGTTGACCGGCAACGTAGTGCTCTCAAACACCCTTTCTGTTACCGGGGCAGCCAATCTTCTCTCGACAGTAGGTATTGGTGGAGCGGCGAATATTGCTGGGGCGTTGGGTGTTAATAGTACAGTCACTTTTGCGAACACGTTTGTTAATACTGGCAATGCTACTTTCTCGAATACTCTTGCTGTTACTGGCAGCACTACTCTTTCAAACACATTAAGCGTTACGGGTCTAGTTACGGGTCTTGGTGGGTCAACTGTTACGGGGACATCTAACGTCTCGACAGCTGTAAATGTTGGCGCAAATGTAAACCTAACGACGACACAAATCAAAGTTGGTAATTCGACTGTTAATAGTGTAATCACTTCTACAGATGTTGCTTCAAACACCGCTACACTAAAAAGTGGTGTAACAGTAGGGGCGAACGTCGTTTTAACACCAAGCACAATTACTGTTGGCAACTCAACGGTCAATTCAACAGTTACCTCAAGCAGTTTCGAAACTGCTGGAACAGTCGCCGCGTTGGGTGCAGCAACATTTTCGAACACAATTGTTGCTGCAGGGAATGCTCAATTTCTTAATACTGCTAGTGTAACAGGATTATTAACTGCCCTTGGTGGAGCGACGATTACTGGAACAGCTAATGTTTCCGGTGCGGTGAATGTTGGTGCGAATGTAAACCTAACAACGACGCAAATCAAAGTAGGTAATAGCACAGTCAACACAACGCTATCTAATTCTACGATCACAATTGGGGCGAACGTTGTCATCGAATCAACAGCAATTAGTGTTGGGAATAGCACAGTAAATACAGTTATAACCAGCTCAGCAATTGACACTGCCGGAACACTAGGTGTTCTTCGGGCCGTAACACTTTCAAATACAATTATCGCGACAGGCGCAGCAACATTTTCAAACTCTGTAAATGCAGTAGGTGTGTCAACGTTTTCAAATACAGTAACAGTTGCGGGGCTTATTACAGGGACCGGTGGTGCTTCAATAACTGGAACTGCTAATGCTTCCGTTGGTGTTAACGTGGGTGCGAACGTCAATCTATCGACAACACAAGTTAAGATTGGCAACAGCACGATTAATACAGCAATTACTTCAACTTCTATTGATACTGATGGAACGCTAGCAGTTCTTGGAGCAACAACACTTTCGAACACGGTTAACGTTGCTGGGGCAGCAACACTCTCAAATACGGTTGGTATAACAGGGCTAGTTACATCATCAAACAGTGCATCATTTACAGGATATGTTAACGCAACTTCAGCTATGAATGTCGGCGCTAACGTTAATCTTTCAACATCACAAGTTAAAGTCGGCAACAGCACAGTCAACACTGTAATTACAAGTGCATCTATTGATACGGATGGAACGCTGGATGCTCTTGGTGCAGTTATACTGTCAAATACAATTAACGTGACCGGCGCTGCTATACTCTCAAATACGTTGAGTGTGACCGGTCTTGTGACACTTTCTGGTGGTGCAAATATTGCATTTGCAAACGTCATCAACAACGTGAAAATTGGTGGTGATCTAACAGTAACCGGAAACTTGATTTACACAGGAACTTCTACAGGTGATTTTGTTCCAAGTGCAAACGTAACATATTCCCTTGGTAACACAGCACTTGTTTGGTCAAAAATATTTGTTGCTAACGTAGTTGCTTCAGCTGGGTTAAATGTAACAGGTGCAGCTGTACTTTCAAATACTATTGGTGTGACAGGTGTTACGACACTTTCGAACACAGTGTTTGTTACAGGAGCAGCTACGCTTTCGAACACGTTAGATGTAACAGGGTTAATTACTGGATCCAGTGGTGCAACAATCACTGGAACCGCTAACGCGTCGGTCGCAGTTAACGTTGGTGCAAATATAAACCTATCGACATCAAAAGTTACAGTCGGTAATTCAACAATTAATACATCAATTACTTCAACGTCTATTGATACTGATGGGACTCTCGATGTTCTTCGTGCAGCAACATTTTCCAATACAGTCAACGTTGCTGGTATAGCCACATTTAGTAATAACGTCACAATTGCTGGCAACTTGACGGTTTCTGGGACCGCAACATATGTCAACACAAATATTGTTGAGATCGGTGATTCAATCATAACATTGAACAGCGACGCGTCAGGGGCCCCTTCAGAAAACGCCGGCCTCGAAATTGCTCGTGGATCTAGTGCAAACGTGTTTATGATTTGGAACGAGTCTACAGACAAGTGGACGCTAACGACCGATGGTTCTACATATTTGAACATCGCGACGAATAATGATGTTTCAACAGCTTACTCAAACGCAATCACTTATTCTGGTAACGCTGCTCTCGCTTACGCAAACGCAATCAATTATTCAGGTAACGCTGCGGCCGCATATTCAAACAGCGTATCATATACAAACACCTATGCTTCAAACGCTGATAATATCTCATCAGGAACACTCAATACTTTGCGACTACCAGCTGTTGCTAACGTAACATCAGCATATAACGTTGGAGCTAATGTATCAGCTAATACAACTGCGGTTAGAGTTGGTAACAGCACCGTAAATGCCGTTCTCACCCAATCTTCCCTCGTTGTTAATGGATCAATTCGAGCTGAGACAACAACCACAGGGATCGGTGCAGCCACATTCTCGAATACAATGAGCGTCGCCGGATTGTTATCGCCTACAGCTGGTGTGACGGTAACAGGAACATCAAACGCTTCGGTTGCTATCAATGTCGGCGCAAACGTCAATCTTTCAACATCAAGAATTACCGTTGGCAACTCAACAGTCAATACTGCAATCACTTCGGGATTGATTGATACTGATGGAACACTAGCAGTTCTTGGAGCAACAACACTTTCGAACACGCTGTTTGTTACGGGAGCAGCAACACTTTCAAACACGTTAAGTGTTGCTGGATTGTTGTCACCTACTGCCGGCGCAACAATAACCGGTACCGCAAATGCGTCTGTTGCAATAAATGTCGGCGCTAACGTCAATCTTTCAACGTCACAAGTTAAAGTCGGCAACAGTACGGTTAACAGTGTTGTCACGAGCTCAACTCTATCCGTCGGTAACGGACTCGCAGCAAATTCTACGGCCGTCACGTTCAACGCAACAAAAATTCAAAACTTCGTTGAAGACGCTGCAGCATTTACAGCTACAGACACAGGCCTTACTGTTTCATCATCACGTAACGTAACCCGGTACACGGTCGATAATAATTGCACAATAACCTTACCAGCAAGTATGCCCGGCCAAACAGATTCTGTTAAGACGATTGTGATGATTTTTACACAGAATGGCACTGGTGGATACACAGTAACTCTCGCTGCTCCTGGTGGAGAAACGTTGAAGTTTAATAACAGCGCAACGCAGCCAGTAGCTGCTACTGGGGCTAATAAAACAACAATTTTTGTTGCTACTAAATACGATGGTGTCGCGAACTGGTTCGTTTCAATGTCGTTCATTGAAGCATAACGGAGAGAATATGGCAACCCCAATCAAATATAACAACATTCAGCTGTACACGACATATAATTTAGAGTCTGCTGACTTGCGTATTTTTCTTGACCAATTTAGAATCAAATATGCTAACATGTCATACCCAACGTTGGATGACGAACAATCTTGTCTTGATGCACTTAACACGTGGTTCCCCGAAAAAACTTTCGCCGGGTTTCCTATAATCATTTTTGATAAGGTGTATTGGATTTCACCAGACGGTGAAGAGATATATGCTAAGAGAAGTTGGGCTACAGCAATTAATGAGCTACCAAAAGATTTTCTTGCCAAAACCCCTAAAATAGGGTAAGGTAATGTTCACAGCACAAGCATTATTACACGATCCTGTAATTCCAGCTCAGGCTCCGGTTGTATATAATACCCCTGGAAATTATGTTGCGCCATATGGCGTGCGCTATGTGTCGGTCACAGGATCCGGAAACACAGGGAACGCTGGTAACCCTGGCAACCCTGGGACAAATGGTGGCACTGGAAATGGTGGAGCGGCTGGGTCGGCAGGAAATCCGGGCGGGATTGGAGGAACTGGATCTGCGGGTGGCGGTGGCGGCGGTGGCGGTGGAGGCGGCGGTGGCAATTTCGGCGGAACAGGAAATCCGGGGGGTGGCGGTAACGCTCCGTACGGCGGTGGTGGGGCGGGAACAGGAGGAGCGCAGCAGGGGAACGGAAATGCCGGCGGCCCAGCAACAGCGGGGCCGGCAGGAGGAACAGGAAGTTCTGGCACAGGAGCTACTAGTGGAGGAACAGGAAACCCAGGCAATCCCGGATCTGCAGGAGTTGCCGGCCTCGCCGGCACATTAGGAGACCCGAGCACATTCAATGGACCTGCTGCGTGGTCAGGAAATCCCGCCGTGGTTACTTATTCCGGAGGAGGAGCAGGCCCAGCAGGTAATGCCGGAGGTGCAGGTAATGCCGGAAACCCTGGCGCTTCGGGCAACCTAGGAACAAATGGTCCCGGCGGTAATGGTGGAGCAGGTGGAGTTGGCGGCGGAGGAGGAAATGGTGGTGCCCAAGGTGATACCGGCGGCGCGCCGGGAAACACAAACGCTCCTGTAACGAGTGGTGGGTATGGTGGAGGTGGTGGAGGTGGTGGTGGGGACAAGCTTGTCAAAGGCGGCCAACCTGGTGGTAGCGGCGGTAACGGTAGTCCCGGTGCTGCCGGTGCTGGCGGCAATGCTGGTAGTGCAGGCTCCGCGGGAACGGTTGGTGGGGCCGGATCTGCAGGAACCGGAGCGACGCCAGGCGGACCAGGCGGTAGCGCAGGTCCTGCAGGATCAGGAACAACACCGATATCAGTGCAATCACTAGCAACTCATTCAATAACAGTAGCAACAGGTCAATCAGTGACGGTGGAAGCAGCAGCTCAATAAGGAGAACATTATGTTTTGGAATGGAAGTGATGAAATTAAATTTCTTTGTGACCCGCGTTGTAAGGATGTTATACCAGAGCCGTATCCAGCGAAACGGTTGATCCCTGATTGGTTTAAACGGCTCGATCCTACTTTTCAAGAAGAAGGAAAAATAACGCCGGCGTCAACAATTAAACGCTGCCCGCCATTCCTCGACGCCATGTCGGTTGGGTGGATTATTCCTCTCGCTGCCGATATACATTTTCTTGTTTCTAACAACGGAGAACGCGTTTGTTGGGAGAGTGATTTTGTCATGAATATGTGCGAGTCACATAATCTGAAGCAAATAGCTGGTCATCCAAAAGTTCCCTCTGTTCCCCTCAAATTTCTCAACCATTGGTTGATCCAAACTCCTCCTGGCTGGTCGACAATATTCACAATGCCGTTCAACCGCCCAGACGGAAAACTCGATCTGATGACTGGTATTGTCGAGACAGATAAATACTTCGAGTTCGTTAACTTCCCTGGTTTCCTCAAAGTAACAGATGGACCGATGAAACTTGAGAGGGGGTATCCTCTTATGCAGGCAATTCCGTTTAAAAGAGATTACAAAAAGGCTCCACTAATTGATTCGTTGACAGGAAAAGATTTGCAAAAACTCAACAAGACAAGAGATCGCCGATCGTCGGAAAGAAGTTATTACCGCGATAATTTATGGGAAAAGAAGGTATGATTATTGAGCCAACTCACTGGTTTTGGGAAAGTGAAATTCCACCTTCGGTGTGCAACGTAATAATTTCTGAAGGTTTGAGAGGGGGAATAGCTGCGGCGGTTGTTGATACCGATAACCCAAAAGTCAACGAAGATATTCGTTTATCGCGCACTGCTTTCCTCGAGCCTTCAAAACACGCGTGGCTTTCCGCTATCGCGTGGCATTATATGTCACAAGCTAATAAGCAGGCGTGGAACTTTGCAATCACCGGGCAAGAAGTTCCTCAGTTCACTGTGTATGATGTTGATGATTTTTACGACTATCATCAAGACTCTTCACGACACAAAGACGGAATGAGAAAGCTCAGCCTCGTGATCACATTAAACGATGATTATGGTGGCGGCGATTTTCAGTTTGAAGGATATAAACGAGAAGAACAACCGCTAATCAAACCACGAGGATCTGTTATGGTGTTTCCTTCAGCGTTGAGACATCGTGTTGCTCCCGTAACATTTGGAACGCGATACTCGCTTGTTAACTGGTTTACGGGGCCTAAATTTGTATGATATACGCTAACGTAAAAGATACACAATTCGTCTACCTCACTGCTGACCGGTCCGCTGTTGCTCGACGACTGTCGCCAGACGAATTCGCTAATAACGTTGCTGGCTACAATTTAAGCCGCATGCTTTTTGTCGTCGAGAATCAGATTGCCGAAATTGTTGACCGTTGCCCCGATCTTGAAAAACATAATTTTGATGGGGAATACGTAATGAACGAAGAGGATTCATCAATTGCACTGAAAGTTTCCGATGTTGAATTGAAATTGGTACGCAATAGAATCCAACAAAATTTGAAATCAAAATATAACTATCTTAATGACTACGCAAAAATGCGGGCAATCGACCTCATCGAACAGGGCGGCGTTCTCGAAGAATTAATCAAATACAAGCAATCGATTAAAAAACTTGCCGACGCCGCCGCGAAGGATTTGAACGCGGCAACGTCGATTGATGCTCTATTGGCCGTCAATGTACAGTTCGACTCCTACGACCCGACTGTGTAAGTATTTTTCGTTGTTGTGACGTTTGTGTGGTATTGTTTTACGATATCTTCAAACCTTCTCGCTTCAGGTAGATTACCTCTCCAAAGCCATTGATCTCTATTAGAGATTGTTGTGCTACTGCTTTTTCCTGCCGTAAATGTTTTTAAATCCCAAAAAGGGTACACGACTCTTCGGTACCCGTCGTCCGTTAGCTTGATTGATTGCTGCCCATACGATACAAATTGTGGATTAGTTACGTGGTTTATTGGGCACGACAGATACTGTTTGATAACGTGCGCTTGCTTAATAACAACATCTGGAAAGTCAGCGGTCCAATAAAAAAGCTCGTGACACTTCCCTTCTTTCTCACCACTGTTAGCAATTAGTAGCGGACCAACACAACATTCGACGTTATGTTGATCAAATGACACAGAAAGCTTTTGTTTGCGAAAGCTGTGTATAATTTTATCTGCCCCCCAAACTAAAACCACTTTCTTGCCCTGACTAAGCACACGCTTAATATGTGGCTGCTCAAACAAAAACCTTCTCGAGCCTACATTTGGCGTGATTATGATGTTGCTTACGTATGGTATGTCGTCTGTTTGTTTTATAAAATCGATCATCGCTGTCGATTGGTCAAATATTGTTAGTTTGAACTTGTGAAGTTGTTGGAGCATCATCGCTTTTGGGATCGCAACAACGTTCTGCTCAATTTCTGAAAAACTCGTTTTGTCGTTGGCACCTGATTGCCTGTTCAATATAACAACCTCGTCCAACTTACATCCTGAAAGCAACCAGTGCTCCAACATATTGTCGCTGTCACTGCCACCACTAAACATTAGAACTACGTAATCGTATTTTTCTCTTAGTTGCCGGCAACGCGCAATATATAAATCCGATAATGTTTCTGGAGGTTCTTTATTCCAATTAACAACACTAAACACATCGTCGTTGAAATTCCAATGTGGTATTGATAGTGTTCTTTCTGTTACTTCTCGACGCGAAACACTAACATTTTTCCCACTCTGATAAAAACCTAACTTACTTGATAACATAGGGGCTCAATCTTTCAAGGACTTGATTCCTGTTGCCAAAACAAAAGTGGGGGTTCGATTGTGGAAAATCTGCAATCGTTTTGTCAAAAAAATCGACTACTGTTGGGTGGTATTTCGCGCGCATCTTCGGTCGATATGGTGTTTGGTATAGTTTGCTTTTATACTGTTGCCACGTTCCTTTTGTTGCTAGCAGTGTCATTGCGTAGATCGTTTCAATGTGGTAGGAGAAAAATTCGATTGCCATTCCTGGATACAGTACATCGACATAATCGTCCCATTCATTCCGCTCAAAAATTCCTTCAATAACTTTTCCGTCGCCGTCGCCGTTTAAGTGGTTTGGGTTTATTATAAACCCTTCACGGCGCGCAACAAACTCTGCTGCAATTAGTTGTGGGATAGCCATTATTCCGTGCATTGGAAGTTTTCCATTCATCTCTTCAAACGTGCTAATTAGTTTGTTGTTATCAGCCATAATAATTACCGGATCAACATTAAAGCGCCGACACGCTTTATAAGCATAGAATGTTTCTGCTTCGTTTCCTTCACACTTTACAATTACGGGTGTGATAGGAACATGTCGTTCTACGAACGACTTCAACACAAACTCAGAATCAGCTCCACCACTCAATCCAACATATAAGTCGTTTTTAAGGTTTCGAATTTCATTGATCGTACATTCTATCGATCGTTGAAAGGAAACGTCGTAAAACGGGTATAAACGGGTATAAACCGTATAGTTGAGGTGATGATTAAACTGTTTTTCGGCAATATTTGTTAAAAGCCAGTTTTTGTGTGTTTTCATCTTTGCAGCCCATATTTTGTAATCATATCACGATAAAATTTCTGTTGGTTTGTGATTGTTGTGTGATAGGCTGCACCGTTTAAACACTCGACTGTAAACCCGTATTTACTCATATCTGCAGCAAACTGATTGCTGCCGCACAACAACTTAAACCGGTTTGCCCACACATTAGCCATATCACTGTTAATACCGTTTGGCAAACCAACACCAAAATAACCTTTTGTTGTGAGCGTTTTGCCGAGTTGCTCTTTCACTGTCATTACTTCAGGAAGCTGGTCAACTCGGTTTTGTGTACCGACCGCAATAATTTTAACGCGTGTTTGTGTTATTGCTCCTGTGAGATTTCCGAAGTGAAACGTCACGTGCCCACCCATAACTGCCTGGATAGCATCAGCGCCACCCTTGTATGGAATTGGGCGAGCTTTAATCTTTGCAAGCTCGAGAAATTCTAACGCCGCTACAATCGTAATAGAGCCGGCTGTTGCGTATGTGACGTCGACATTATTATCAGCGTTATATCGTTTGAATTCGGCAACGTTGTTTATAGGGAGGTCAGCATTAACAACAAGAACCATCGGCGACGATCCTAATATTATTGCTCTTTGAAAGTTATCGTACATGTCGTACGATTTTTCTCGGCCGTAAATCTCAGGAGTAATTGCGAGACTCGATGTTTCAACAGACATCAACTGGTTGTTACGAAAAGCTGTCTTGGCTGCTTGTTGATTGAGTGGTCCTGGGATATTGACTACCTGAAGTGGCCCTATATATTTTGACACGTGCCGCGCTAAAATATCTCCTAACCCTCCTGGTGGATACGCAACGTATATTTGTGAAACATCCTGTGCCCGCGGCGTCGACGGCATCAAAACAATCAAACACACTAATAACCAATTCATAACCAACCTCCTAAATAGCTGTACAGATATTATATAGGTTAGTGAAGTATATGAATCATCCTCACACATATGGTTTTTATCAGTACAAACAACTAATAACGACCAGCAAATATGAAATAATGCAGTTAGCCGACAACCCACAAGATGTGAAGTGGAACTATAATGACGAGTTCTTTTCATCGTTTGACTGGACAACTGAACCACCCTTCTCGTTGGACGAGCTGTATACGAAAAGAGCAGAAAAACTACGAGAACAATACGACCATATTGTTCTTATGTATAGCGGCGGGTCCGATTCGACAAACATTCTCGAAACGTTTGCGCGCAATAACATTCCGCTCGACGAAGTATGTTTTATGGTTGATTTGAAGGGATCCCAAAATCCCGCAAGCTTTGTCAACAATGAAGTGTTTAATGTTGCAATACCGAAAGTGCAAAAATTAGGAATACAAACAAAACAAACGCTGTTTGATATCACTGACAACCTCAACAACTTCTACACAAAAAAGAACTCTGATTTTATCCACTGGATAAACGATATCGGGACACCTTTCACTCAAGCCAGGGTGAGGGCCGGAAGTATTTACGAAAACGGAACCCGTGAATGGAAGGAATTGTTAACAGCAGGAAAAAAAGTTTGTTTTGTGTGGGGGGCCGAAAAGCCGCGCGTTGAGGGGTTCGGCGAAAACTTTTCATTTCATTTTGCTGACTGTATAACACTAATGTCGCCAACAAAAAACATATTAGAGAGTAGTTTGAGTGGAGGGGTCGACGAGTTGTTTTACTGGTCGCCGACATATGAAGGCGCACAGATAATAATTAAGCAATCACATATTATAAAGAACTTTTTTCAACGGCACGTAGCAAATAAAACAATCAGCACTCTTGGAAAGTTATACGCGGGGAAAGATCCATATAAACACCAACTTGTGTCAAATTACTTTTCTGCTGATGGCAAATTAATATGTGCGTTGGGTGGCGATATGTTGAAAATTCTTCTCTACCCCTCCCTCACGTCGGCTGATTTGGTCTCTTTCAATAAGTTTAACTCGAAGCCATCTGGGCACTTTCTCAACGAGCGCGACATTTGGTTTTATCAACAGAGCCGCTCGGACGGCTCTGTTGATCTTCTCGTTGGCGGTTTGCAACACTACATAAGTAGTATTAAGGCACCGTGGATCAAGCAAACGATGCAATTCCACGACAAAACCCTTCCTAACAGGATTACAAGAGTTAAATCAAAACTATACATTATATGAGGAAATATGAAAATATTATCAATAGTTGTTTTATGTTTGGTCCTGTTCGGGTTCACTATCAAAACACATGCAGAATTTAAACCAACGAACCTAGTAGTCGTGGTATCGTATCCAGCTGGGTCATCAACCGACGCGGCGTTGGCGCCAATTTACAAAGCTATCGAAAAGAGGGGTATCAAAGTGCTTCGTGATTACCGACCTGGTGGCAGCGGTGTTGTTGGTATTAATTATTTCCACCGGCAACCAAAGGATGGGTCTTATTTCGCGTTTAGTGGTATCGGATCGCATTTCGTATACAATGATATCTTCTATAAAGGCGTGCAGGAGTATACCGCGGCCGATTTTGAATATATTACTATAGCATCAAAAATTTATTTCGCGGTTGTTGGAGTAGGAACTCTACCCAATTTCATATCTAACCTCAACAAGGTTGAAACAACAATTGGTGTGTCAAGTAAAGGTCAAATCGCACGAGCAAACGACCTGTTAAAAGTGGTGAAAGGAACAGCAACACTTGTTCCGTATAAATCGAGTGGGCAAATAATCCCCGACATTCAAGGTGGGCATATTAATTATGCAATACTTCCTGTCGGTTCAGTCGCAGAGATATACCGCGATGGTAAGGTAGGAATTGCGGCTGTTACAAGTGAAAACCGCTTACCTGACCTACCAAACGTAGCTGCGCTGAGTGAAGTTCTCCCCGGTTTCGCGTTCAGTGGTGGATATGGAATTATACTTCCAAAAGGAGTATCAAAACAGGTAATTAATTTCTACTCTGCTCTGATGATGGATGTGTTGCAAGATAAGGACGTAGTTGAATACTACAAAAACAACAACCTGTATTGGAGTCCAAGCATCTTCGGATCAAAGAAGTTTACTGATTATATTGCAAAATCTCGTAAGGACGCTGGTGTAACCCAATAGTGTTTTTGTATAAATATTTGTATAACATCGCAAAGAGACAAACATGGCACGCAAAGTAAATTTGGTTATGGAACAAGGGGCTTCGTTCTCCAACACTATTATTGCATTATCAAATACAGGAGAGGTGGTTGATCTTACAGGGTTCACCGCAAACGGTCAGATGCGCAAGCATTTCACGTCGAATACTGCTTATACATTTACGGTCGTGTTAGGCACGATCGACGGTGCCCAAACACTATCAATGAATGCCGAAACCAATGCAAATATTGTAGGCGGCCGATATGTCTATGATGTTGAGGCGACTGACGGTAACACTGTAATCCGAACGGTTGAAGGTATTGTGACCGTAACACCTAACGTAACGAGGTAAATATGGCTATTCCATCAAGTAGGTCGCAGTTTAAAGAGTATTGCTTGCGAAAGCTAGGAAAGCCTGTCATCGAAATAAACGTCGACGACGATCAGGTTGAAGATCGTATTGATGAAGCAATTAAATATTATTGGGACTACCATTTTGATGGCACTGAAATGGTGTACTATAAACATCTTATTACCGCACAGACAATTACCGACAGATACATTACAACACCAGAAAATATTATCGGTGCCGTGTATGTTTTTCCTGTAGGCGATCCTGCTGTTAGTAGTAACGATTTGTTCAACATTCGTTACCAAATCGCTCTGAATGATTTGTACACGTTTTCGAGCGTGTCGATGATTCCATATTACATGGCAATGGAACATATTGCCTTCATTCAAGAGTTGCTAGTAGGTAAACAACCAATCCGTTACAACAGACACAGAAACCGTCTCCATATTGATATGGATTGGGAGAAGGTTAATGTTGGGCAGTATCTTGTTATTCAAGCATACCAAGTTGTTGATCCCGACGAGTTTACTGATGTGTGGGGTGATCGTTGGTTAGGGAACTATTGCACACAGCTAATTAAAAAACAGTGGGGGTCAAACTTAACAAAATTTGAAGGGTTGGTATTGCCAGGTGGCGTCCAGTTTAATGGGCAGAAGATATACGACGACGCAGCGGCAGAAATTGTTAAGATGGAAGATGAGATGTTAAATTCGTACTCCCTTCCAAACATCGATATGATCGGCTAAAGATTCATGGCCACCAATTTCTACTTTAATAATTTCACAAATAGCCAAGAGCAAAATCTTATTGAAGATCTTGTGATTGAGACTATTAAGATCTACGGTGTTGATATTAAGTATATCAAGCGTACTCTTCAAAACGAAGATAAGGTCTACGGTGAAGATCGTCAGACGTCCCGCTACACGGAAACTGGTGATGTTGAGATGTATATTAAAAACGTTGAAGGCTTTGGAGGAGAAGGGGACTTCCTTTCAAAATTCAATCTTCAGATCCGCGATCAAATGACGTTTACGGTAGCGCGGCGGTCGTTTGAACAAGAACTTGGTACGCTTCTTTCCATTACAAGGCCTCGTGAAGGAGATCTAATTTATTTCCCTCTCAACCGAAAGATGTTTGAGATAAAGTTTGTAGAGCATGAACCAGTTTTTTACCAGATGGGTGCTCTGCAGATGTACGATTTAAAATGTGAGTTGTTTGAGTACAACAGCGAGTATTTCAATACAGGGTTCTCGGAAATTGATGACCTATACGTTAGTAATTTTCTTGGCAAGGCAAGTATATTCAACTTATTGGTTGATGATCGTCTAGAGAGTCCTTTCTTGATGGAAAGTGGTGAGCAGTTCTTGACAGAGGGCGACGAGCTCGAGGTAATTGACGCGGCAGCTGAAAACGAAACAATTCAAACAGAAACAGACACATTCGTCAATTTTTCTGAATCTAACCCTTTCTCTGAATCAGGACGCTTCTAATGTTTGGTAAAAAATTCTACCACGGTTCAATTAGAAAATATGTTACCCTTGTGGGAACATTGTTTAATGATATTGAAATCGATAGACGCGATTCGTCGAACAACGTCACACAATCTATTAAGGTTCCTATCTCGTTTGGGCCGAAAGAAAAAACGCTTGCGCGATTGACACAAGATCCGAACCTTGACCGCAAGTTTGCAATTAGTCTCCCGCGGATATCGTTTGAGCTTGTTAATATTAACTACGCACCAGAGCGAAAGCTACTCACAATCAATAGAAACGTGAATGTCTCAAACACAACATCACGAAGCGTGGTATCGCAGTATAATCCGGTGCCATACGACTTCATGTTTACGGTGAGTGTCATGTGCAAAAATACCGAAGATGCTACACAGATTATTGAACAGGTACTTCCTTTCTTCACACCCGAATGGACGCCGACTGTAAATTTAGTCCCCGAGATGAATATAATCCGTGACATTCCTGTGGTAATGTTGGATGTCGTTGCCCAAGATATCTATGAAGGGAATTTTGAAGAGCGGCGCGCCCTGGTTTGGACTATGAATATGATTGTTAAGGGGTACTTGTTTGGCCCCGTTTCTAAGACAGGTGTCATAACATTGACTGACGTGAACTTTTTCGACGCTTCGCCGTATGATGATATAGACAATGCTGTCGGCGTTGCCCCAGTTATTGCTGATATAAACATTACTCCCGGACTAGACGCAAACGGTGTTGGGACAACTAATAGTTTGTTGACTGTGGGTAGAAATTCAATTGCTGCGAATAGTGATTACGAGTATATAACTACGAAGGTTGATTATTAATATGAGTGAAATAGATAAGTCGCTTGGGATTGACGAGAACGTTGTTGAGCGGTTTTCAATTTCTAAAGGAGAGGAAGTTGTAGTTGTTGAGCAGGGGGAGTTGCTTCCAATACTCGAACCTGAAGACAAAGGAGTTGTCGACGAAGATTTTAATCTCGCCCGAACAAACATTAAAGACGTTCTTAAAAAAGGCAGTACTGCGCTCGATAGTATGCTTGAGATAGCAAAACGAGGGCAAGAGTCACGGCAATATGAAGTCGTGGCTGACTTAATCAAAACACTTACACAAACCAACAAAGACCTAATCGATCTATCGAGACAGGCCGCCGAACTTAAAGGTGAAGTAGGCAAGACGGTTACAAACCACAATAACTTGTTTGTGGGAAGTTCAGCTGAGTTGCTTGCTCTTATAAAGAGTAAAGATGGCAAGAAGTGAAATCTACCAAGGAAACCGTCACCTAAAAAAGAGTGATGTACCACATAATTTTACAGCAGACCAGGTCAAAGAATTCGTCAAGTGCTCTCGTGATCCTATCTACTTTATTTCAAATTATGTAAAGATTATTAACGTTGACGAGGGTCTCGTTAATTTTGTTCCATATCAATACCAAACAAATATTATCACAACGTCGGTGGCAGAGCGTTTTGTTATCTGCAAGATGCCACGCCAGTGTGGTAAGACAACTGCAATTGTCGGGTTGATGATTTGGTATATGTTGTTCAACGAAGAGTATTCAATTGCTATTTTTGCTCACAAGTTAGCACAAGCTCGAGAAATTCTTTCGAGGATTCAACTTGCTTATGAAAACCTTCCGTCGTGGATGCAGCAAGGTGTCGTTGAGTGGAACAAAGGAACAATTGAGCTCGAGAATCACTCGAAGATAATTGCATCTTCAACAACCTCAGCTGGTGGTCGAGGCGGTTCATATAACCTTGTATATCTCGACGAGTTCGCTTTCGTCCCGAACAACCTCCAAGAAAGATTTTTTGCTTCAACGTACCCCGTTATTTCGTCGGGTAAGACAACAAAGGTATTAATTACATCAACACCGAATGGTCTTAACCTCTTCTACAAAATGTGGAGAGATAGCGAGCTCGGGCGTAACGATTATAACCGCGTCAGTATCCACTGGTCGGAAACACCAGGTCGCGACGAGAAGTGGAAGAAGGAAACAATCCGTAACACAAGCGCTGACCAGTTCCGCGTCGAATTTGAGACAGAATTTGTCGGGTCATCAAACACCCTTATTCATCCTGATATTCTTAGACATCTCGTTGCCGACGTTCCTATAATCAAACACGCAGAGGTTTCGATTTATGAGGAACCGAAGAAAGATCGAAGTTATCTGATGACAGTTGATACTGCAAGAGGTCAGGGAGCTGATTATTCTGCATTTGTTATTTTTGATATCACAGAGGTGCCCTATAGAGTTGTTGCGACATACCGCAACAATTTGCTGTCACCTTTACTTTTCCCAACTGTAATTAAATCGGCAGCAGAAAAGTACCGGGATTGTGCCGTGCTTGTTGAAACGAATGATATTGGGCAACAGGTATGTGACATCCTCCATTATGATCTGGAGTATGAGAACGTGCTTACAACATCGAGCGACCAGAAATCAGGTATTCAGGTTCTTTCTGGTGGTTTTGGTGGAGCGACAAAATTAGGTATGAGAACAACAAAGCAATCAAAGAAGTTTGGATGTTCAAATCTGAAGTCGCTGGTCGAAAACCAAAAAATGCTTTTGCGTGATGAGACTATCATGTTTGAATTGATGCGATTCGTATCTGTCAAAAATTCTTATGAAGCTGAAGACGGGAACGACGACATGGTGATGTGTTGCGTAATTTTTGCGTGGGCCACATCACAAACATATTTCAAAGACCTTACCGACACAGATGCACGAAAAGCTCTGCTTGCTGAAAAACAACCAGCAATTGATGAGGAGGTCGTTCCTTTCCTTAGCTCAAACGATTTTGATCTAATTGAAAAGGATGTGGTTTTAGCAGTAAACAACGATAAATGGTTGATGTTTACAGAATAATGTGAATTTATAAATACCTACATCTGAGTAAACATTAACAAAATAACAATTTTTGAGGAGAAATGATATGCCATTTCAAGTAAGCGCAGGCGTAAATGTAACCGAGATCGACCTTACAACGGTCGTGCCTGCCGTTTCGACAACAGAAGGCGCGCTTGGTGGTGTGTTCAGATGGGGTCCTGTCGGCGAAAGAGTTTTGATCAGCTCTGAAGCAGAGTTGGCCGCACGGTTCGGAAAACCAACATCATTCAATGCAGAAACGTTCTTCACTGGTGCAAACTTCCTTTCATACGGTAACAAGTTGATTGTTTCCCGTGCCGCTAATACAATCAGTGGCGTTAACACAGTTCTTACGGTTGAAAACGCTGACACGAAATTTGCTAATGGATCAACAGTTTACCAGCGCGGTATCGATGGTGTAAACAACACTGCTATTGGAACAATTGTTCTTGCAAACACATCAACTCTAACAGTTAACGTGGCGACAATGGAAGGTTTTTTTAGCGTCTACACAGGATCTAACACTGCCCTACAAATAACTAACGGAGCGAACACTTCCGCAGTTACAGCCGTAACTGAAGACCCAACAGTAACACGCAACGCTGCTGTTTCTACAGGTCTTGTTGCTGACATTAACAACATGATCACAAAGAACGAAGACGATTTCACTTCAAAAGATTCAAACGGTGAATATTTTGCCGCAGATTCTGACACAGTCTTTGTTGCAAAGTACCCTGGGTTGCTCGGCAATTCATTGAAGGTTTCGGTGTGCGATTCGTCGAACGCTTTTGAATCAACAGTTACTGTTGGATCAGGCGACGTTAACACATCAATTTCAGACTTGACAATTGCTGTTGGATCCAATACAGCTTTGATTCGTGTTGGATCAAACACAGGTGTAGATCTCACGACAACAAACACACAGATCACAGCGATCATCAGCAAATTGACTGTTGGAGACGTTGTTGTCCTCGGAAACACATCAATTGGGAAGCAATACAACCAAGTTTCATCCATTGGTACCCTTGCTGTTAACACAACGCACAGCTACACAACCGTTGGTTTTGAAGATGTATACATTCTTTCAACAACGTTTGTCGCTAACACGTTTACTCGCAACTGGGAGTTCTTCAATACCGTTGATAAGACGATCGGGACATCAGATTTCGTTTCTGGACAAGGTAACACGAGCGCAAAAGACGAAGTTCACGTTGTTGTTTCTGATCAGGATGGTGCATTCACTGGTGTTCCAGGAACTATTCTTGAAGTGTACGAAGGTCTATCGCGCGCTACTAATGCGAAGTCAGCTGACGGTGCAACGGTATACTTCAAAGACGTTATTAACCAGAACTCAGCATATGTTTGGTCTGTAAATCCTCGTAGTGGTGCTGCTTCAAATACAGCGCTGCTTGTTATCAACTCAACTAACACGAAGCCTTTCACTGGTTCGTTTGTTGGTGGTACAGATGGTGCTAACGAAGTCACATGCGCAATTAACATTCTAACAGAGGCCTACGATCTGTTTGCTTCTGCAGAAAACGTTGATGTTTCGCTTGTTCTACAAGGCAAAGCACGCGGAGGAACAAACGGAGAACAGCTCGGTAATTACATTATCGACAATATCTGTGAATCACGTAAAGATTGTGTAGCGTTCATCTCGCCTGATCGCGCTGATGTTGTTTCGAACCTTGGCCAGGAAGCAGATCACGTTGTAACTTTCCGTAACTCTGTTCGCTCGACGTCATATGGTTTCTTGGATTGTGGTTACAAATACCAATACGACAAATACAACGACGTCTACCGTTACATTCCTTTGAATGGTGACATGGCAGGTCTTGCAGTTCGCACAGACGAGCAGCGTGATCCTTGGTTCTCGATTGCTGGTTTCAACCGCGGTCAGATCAAGAACATCGTTAAGCTTGCTTTCAATCCAAACAAAGCACAACGCGATATTCTTTATAAGGCGGGAGTCAACCCTGTGGTTACCTTCCCTGGACAAGGAACAATCCTTTACGGTGACAAAACGCTTCTTGCAAAACCAAGCGCATTTGATCGTATCAACGTCCGCCGTCTGTTTATCGTTCTTGAAAAAGCAATTGCCACAGCAGCCAAGTTTACATTGTTTGAATTCAACGACGATTTCACACGGGCACAGTTCAAAAACCTTGTTGAGCCTTTCCTACGTGATGTGCAAGGTCGTCGCGGCGTTTACGACTTTAAGGTTGTTTGCGATTCAACAAACAACACTGGCGAAGTAATTGATCGTAACGAATTCATTGGTGACATTTATATCAAACCAGCTAAATCGATTAACTTTATTCAGTTGAACTTTGTAGCGGTTCGCACTGGTGTTGAGTTTAGTGAGGTCGTCGGGTCCTTTTAGTTAACAGGTTGATTATAAAGGAAAAACGGTGTAGCTCCAGCCGTTTTTCTTTTTTGCGCAATAATAAGCAAGTGTTGTGTATTTTATTTCTGGGTGGTTTTTTTGTGCTTCGCGAACAGAGCTGAAAACTTGATTGCCTGGCCCTGTAACACCTTTACCCCGTTTAATAGTTGACATAATATTGTCGTATTGTTTTTTGTGTTCAGGATTATGCATCGGATTGTTTTTTTGCATATAGATGGATTTTGTTGCGCGGCCTTGTTCAGTTAGAATACATCCTTGTTTGGATCTAACATTAGATATTTTTTGTCGCGTTTCCTTCGAATGCTTTTTACCCCACATGCCGTTGCGGTCACCTAAATTTAATTGGCCGTGACCTTTGGCGTAGCCATTTTCTATAAAAGTATTGAGTAATTCCCGCCTAATCAAAGTCTTTTTCCCGTGTTTATTAACCCAGATTTTATTTTTCTTAGCATCACTCATGGCGCGCCGAACATCGATGTTAAATTCGATAGCTCCTGATATATTCTGATTCAACCATCTTTTGCTGTATAAAACTTTAACACGACGAAGGACTTTCTGTTCCCAAATCATAGCTTGTTTCGGTGTCTTAAAGGTTCGACGAATCGATTTAATAGATGGCATCCCAAATTTCATTATACAAGCATGAACAAGTTTTGATGATGTGAAGTAAGTTACAAACAGATCGTTTGGGTCGCACCCAGCTTTGTATCTAACTCCGTAATAGAACACATCATGTTGTGGCCATCCAATTAAATAGGTGTAAGGTGTTGACATTGTTGATCCTTGCGTGAGGTTGTGGGGTATTTATAACCATTTTATATATAAATAATATTACTAAAGGTTTTAATTTTTCCTCAGGAGAAACAAAATGGCATTTAATATTAATGAGATCAGAAGTCAGCTAACATTTGGAGGAGCGCGCCAGTCGCTCTTTCAAGTTACCATTCAGAATCCAGGTAACTCAATTGCTGACATTAAAGTACCTTTTATGGTGCGAACTGCACAAATCCCTTCATCGGATCTTGGAATCATCGAAGTACCATACTTCGGTCGTCGTATCAAGCTGGCCGGCGATCGTGTGTTTGGTGATTGGACAGTAACAATAATCAACGATGAAGACTTTCTAATTCGAAACGCAATGGAAGAGTGGTCAAACAAGATCAATTCTCTCCAGGGAAACCTTCGTAACTTTGGTGCTGCAAGTCCTTTGCTTTATAAAGCTAACGCCCAGGTTACACAGTTTTCAAAAACTGGTGTTCCAATTCGCACTTACCAGTTCAATGGAATTTTCCCTTCTTCAGTATCACCAATCGAACTTGATTGGAACGCGACAGATCAGATCGAAGAATTCACAGTCACATTCCAATACGACTGGTGGAACATTTCAGGTGGAGTGACAGGTCAAGCCGGCGGGGTTTAAACTCTATAAATACACGTGAAGAAACACTTTAGGAGATATTATGGATTTTTTCGGATTTGAGATCCGCCGCAAGAATGAAGACGAAAACAAAAAAAACTTAGACGCTATTGGTCCTGAATCTCAGGACGATGGCGCTCTTACAGTTGCGTCTGGCGGTTCGTATGGGTTGTATGTTGACCTTGAGGGTGCAGCAAAAACAGAGTCTGAGCTTGTCACAAGATATCGTGAAATGTCTCTCCACCCTGAAGTTGAAGCGGCTATCGACGATATTGTCAACGAATCTATCAATTCAGAGATCGACCGTATCGTTGAGCTCGTCCTCGATAACACCGACCTTTCGCCAAACATCAAAAAGAAAATCGAAGGAGAGTTCGAATATATTTTCGATCTTCTTGGATTCAATCAAAAAGGATATGACATATTCCGTCGTTGGTATATCGACGGAAGGATGTACTATCAGGCAGTAATTGATAAGACAAAACCTGCCGACGGTATTCAAGAGCTCCGTTATATTGATCCACGCAAAATACGCAAGGTCAAAGAAGTTCGAAATAAGGGCCTTTCTTCAAAAGACAATCCAACAGCATCAACGCAAGAAGTAGTCAACGAATACTTCATTTACACAGAACGTGGATTCTCAACAGCCGGTCCTTCGCCTGCGTCAAGCACATCGACGCAAGGGATCAGGATTGCAAAGGACAGCATTATACACGTTACATCCGGACTTCTTGATAGCAAGTCGTCGTTGGTGTTGTCTTACCTCCACAAAGCAATTAAGCCGCTTAATCAATTAAAAACAATTGAAGACGCATCAGTAATATATCGTATTTCGCGCGCGCCAGAACGTCGTATATTTTACATCGACGTTGGTAATTTACCGAAGATGAAGGCAGAGCAATATCTTCGTGATATGATGACGCGTCACAAGAATAAGTTACAATATGATGTCGGCACCGGTGAAGTCCGCGACGATCGTAAGTTTATGACGATGCTTGAAGACTTCTGGTTACCTCGTCGTGGAGATGGGAAAGCAACGGAAATTCAAACACTACCAGGTGGCCAAAACCTCGGCGAAATTGAAGATATCAAATATTTCCAAAATAAATTGTTCCGTGCTTTGAGTGTTCCTATTTCGAGGTTGCAACCTGACCAAGCGTTCAATCTCGGCAGATCATCAGAGATTTCTCGTGATGAAATCAAGTTCGCAAAATTCATCGATCGTCTCCGTGTTCGTTTTAGCCAATTGTTTACAAAAGCATTAGAGAAGCAGCTAATTCTTAAATCGATTATCACCGCGGACGATTGGACCCGAATCCAAAACAGATTGAAGTACAACTACGCCCGCGACAACTTTTTCTCTGAACTTAAAGATCTCGAGGTGGAAAAAGAGCGGCTAGCTGTTCTCGAGATAATGAATAATTATGTTGGAACGTACTACTCGAAATCATATATCAAACGCTCTGTGTTGATGCAGACCGACGAAGAAATTCAGGAGATGAGTGACGAGATGTTGGAAGAGGGTTCGGAGCTCACGGCGTTCCAAGGAGCGCAAGGGGCGGCTCCTCCTGTTGCTGAGCAGCTTGAGTAGATTGAAGTTGAGCCTGAACCTGAACCACAAGATCAAGTATCCGATCAAGATCGTTCAATGCTGACAAATTTTAACTCATTATTAGAACAGGTCGCCAAACATGAAAGAACTCGAGAAGGTTGAAATTCTTCAAGCCGCGGCGAAAATAACTGATTTTAAAATTCAAGAGCAGCTTGCACAGAAAGTAGTAATCCGCCCCGGGGAGAAGGGGGACAAAGGAGATAAAGGCGAAAGAGGAGCACAAGGTCCTAAAGGTGACCAAGGTGTTTCGGGGTTTAGTATTGTTGGTGATATTGGACCTCGTGGGTTAAAAGGGGATAAGGGGGATAGTGGTGTTGCCGGCGATAACGGGGAGCACGGAAGAGATGGTGTCGACGGTAAGGATGGATTGGATGGTAGGAATGGTACCGATGGAAAGAACGGGAAAGACGGTAAGGATGGAAAGAACGGACTCGATGGTAAGGATGGCCTTGCTGGTAAACACGGTAAAGATGGGCTGATCGGCAAAGACGGCAAGAACGGTAAGGACGGGAGACATTGCTGATGTGCCGTCGCAAGTGCAGACAGGAATGACGTCACAGGGCTATACAGCCGCGCTCGCAGCGCAACTAGCTGATGTGCCAGCACAAGTGCAAACAGGAATGACGTCACAGGGCTATACAGCTGCGCTTGCAGCGCAACTAGAGGAAATAGCCGATCCTGCCGGTCTACTAACTGTTGGTAAGTTCCTCAGTCTGAAAGATTGATAATTAATAAATGGCGACCACGTTGCCAACAGCTATTGACGAAAAATCAGTTTATCGCATTAAAGGATTGAGTGTAATGTTAATTGTTTATAAATACTTGTGATTATAAAGGAGATCTAAATGGAACCAACCGTGAATGATATTGTGACCGCAGCTGTTGACGATAACCCTAGTCAAATGAGTGGGTTAGTTAACGATATTATGTTGTCAAAGATTGTTGATGCTGTTGCAGCACGAAAAGAAGAGTTGCAGCAAAGTATGTTTTCTGATCCTGTAGATGACGACACAGAAGAGCTTGAAGTGTCTGACGCCGATATTTCAGATGAAGAAATGGACCAACTAGACACAGAGGATGCCGATGAATAAGACACTGAAACAGATGCTTGAGGTTTACGGCCCCAAGCCTGGCGACGAAGAGAAGTTTAAGAACAAGCACGTTGTCGTCAAAAGCAAAACATTAGATAAATCTCCTTCTGTTAAAGGAAAAGGTCCTTCAGAAGACGACGATCTCTTTCAAGCGGCGAACATAAAGACTGCTGCCCGTCCTCCTCACCACGGTTATAGTGATCGTGGAATTGACGACGACGAAAAAGTGTACGAGCAACGCGTCTATCAAGTTAAATCTGGCGACAAGCTAGTTCACATGACCGGTAGTGTTAAGAACGCTTTCGCCAAAGCAAAATCTCTGCCTAGTGGGACTGTTTCGCTTCACGGAGAAACTCTCAAGGAGCCTGCCGGCGTCAAGGAAGGAATCGAAGACAGGATAGAAGCTGCTCGCCAGCGCGCGGCTGCAAAAGGGCGCACCCTCAACGAACCAGAAAAGAAAAAGTCTGCACTTCGCAAAATTGCTGGCAAGTCGTATGGTGGCAGCAAGCAAAAAGACGAGTATGATAACCTCGATGAAGGTGCACGCAGTTCTGTGGCACAGGACTTGTACAAGCAACATCACGGTCGGATTAAAGGCCTCATCAAGGGAATATCAGCTGGTATTGATAACCACAAAGCTGCACTAGGTGGTAAGCCACATTTTGGACATGTTGGTAGTTTGAATCATTTCGCTAATCAACTTCAAGATCTTCACGACAACATTCACCAACAGGGTGAATATGCCACGCGTGAGCATTCCCCATCGGAACCGGTGAAGGAAGGTTTTGACAATCACAGCGATATTGCAAAGTTTCTCGTTGATCGCCACAAAGGAGAAAAAGTCACAAAAAAGCATGTCCGTGAGTTTGAGGATGACCTAATCGGTTCTCAAGACTCGCGCGCGCCATTGGACCACGACGAGATCATGCACCACGTTAACAAGCTGCAGAAAGAAGAAGTGGAGCGGGTTGATGAAGTTTCCGTCAACATGTTGACAAACTATGCACAAAAGGCAACCAAGCAGATCAAGGACCTTACACCCCACGCAAAGAAGGGTGAGTACAAAGGTATTGCTAAGCGGTTGATTGATCGCCGCAACAAGGGTTTAGGAAATGTTTACCTCAAAGTACAGGGGCGTCACGCAAACGTCCCAGCAACATGGGATGAGGAAACACAATTGGCGGAAGTTGCTCTAAAAGTTGCGTTGCACGTCAAGCCACACACCGAAAAAGGTCACCACGTTGTTGTGAAATCTTCCGACCCAAAAAGATTCAAACAGGGCGAGAAGATATCTGCTACTGAGCTCGAACAAGGGCAAGACGATGGTTACCTTAAAGTAACACACGTGGGGTTTCAAAACCCCACATTAAGGAATAAATATGGCCGATAATATTAAAATTAAGGGTGTAGAGGCGAACGTTGGTATTAATGCCAACCGCAGCACGTTTGCAAATTCAACTATTGTGCGAATAGTAAACACTGACGCATCAAACCACGTTCTGATCACTCTTCGTGACACGTCCAATACAGTCCTTGGATCGTTTACAATCGGGTCGTCGGCAACAGATTTTAGCGGTGAATGTTTAATGAAAAACCCTTCCGACACAATCGAAGCAAACACGGCTGACATAGCCAAGGGTGCTCCAATTGGATTTTACTAAAAGGATAATGTGATGAAGCTATTCTGCGAAATTTCAGAGGACGTTAAACTCCTCGTTGAAGAAAAAGACGGTAAGAAAAACTGCTTCATCGAGGGTGTTTTCATGGAGATGGAAATAAAGAATCGGAACAACCGAATCTACCGCTCTGAAACAACAATTCCTGTTATTGAGAGATACATCAAGGAAAGTGTGCAAGCAAACCGCGCTTATGGTGAGCTCGGGCATCCACAGGGACCTTCAATTAACCTTGATCGTGTATCGCACATGATTAAAGAGTTAAAGATTGTTGGTAACCAGGTTATTGGGCGCGCAAAGATTATGGAAACACCAATGGGCAACATCGTCAAGAATTTGATTCTTGAGGGTGCAAGTCTCGGGGTTTCGTCACGAGGAATGGGATCTCTTGTTGAGAAAAATGGTATTATGGAAGTCCAAAACGACTTTCACCTTGCAACAGCTGGCGATATTGTTGCGGATCCTTCTGCTCCGAATGCGTTTGTGCAGGGAATAATGGAGGGAGTTGAGTGGGTTTGGGACAATGGGATCCTGAAGGCTCAGCAAATGGACGCAATTAAAGAAACTATTAACGAAGCAGCCCGCAAAAAAACGCTTGCCAAGGATAAATTTGCTATATTCGAATCTTTCCTTAACTCGCTCTCTAAAAAGTAAAATAACTAAATAATACCACATACAAGGAGATTTTTATGCCACAAAAACAAACATTCAAAGAAAAGCTCGACGAGAAGATTGTTACCGGCGGAGGCGCAACAGGCGTTTCTATTGGTGACCCAGCTTCGAGTGGGGTCACTCGTGCTAAAGGACCTGGCAACAGCAAAGTCCAAGGCGACCTAGAACCAAAGAAGCTTGAAGGCGAAGTTCAAGAAACTGACCCAGCCAACAACACAAAACCAACAGCTGACAATGCAGCATCAAACAAAGCGTCGGTTGCAATGAAGGAAGAAATTGAAGCGATGTTTGTTGATGCTGACCTCACAGAAGAGTTCAAAGAGCGTGCCGTTGTCGTGTTTGAGTCGGCTGTTGCAGCAAAAGTAAAAACAATTGAAGAACAGCTGGCAGCGCAGTACGAAGAAGCGTTCGCAAGCATTCAAGAAGAAAACCAACAAGAGCTCGCAGCCCACGTTGATCAGTACCTCAACTATGTTGTTGAGCAGTGGATGGAAGAAAATCAAGTTGCTATTGAGTCTTCTATCAAAACAGAAATTTCTGAAGAATTCATCGCTGGTCTCAAGCAGTTGTTTGAAGAAAACAACATTGACATTCCAGAAGAGAAAATTGACGTTGTTGAAGAACTTGCAAATCGTGTTGCAGAACTCGAAGAGCAGCTCAACGGCCAGATTTCAGAAAATATCGAACTTCGCAAAGTAAGTGATGTTGTAGAACAGCAAAGTATTTTTGACGAAGTGTCTGAAGGACTTGCAGCAACAGAAGCAGAAAAATTTGCTACGATCGTTGAGGGTGTAGAGTTTACATCAGCAGAGTCGTACCAGAAGAAGCTTGGGATTTTGAAAGAGAACTACTTTCCTTCAAAAAAGTCGTCAGCTCAAGACCTAACTGAACAAATTGAAGAAGTGGAAGAACCAAAAGTGGTCACAAAAGGCCCGATGGCAAACTACGCTGCTGCAATTTCCCGCACCGTTAAAAATCGTTAATTTATAAATAATAAAAACAACTCGTAAGGAGAATTATATGTACCTATCCGAAGATCTACAACAAAAATGGAAGCCAATTCTTGAGCACGAAGATCTACCAAAGATCGCCGATGCTCACCGGCGTGGCGTCACATCAGTTCTGTTGGAAAATACAGAACGCGCACTCCGCGAAGGTCAGCAGTACACTCGCTCATCGCTATTGAGTGAAGGTGGTTTGCCTGTTAACACCGCGCAAGCTGGGGATGGTGGTGCTTCAATCGACACATTCGATCCTGTGTTGATCAGCCTCGTCCGTCGTGCAATGCCTAATTTGATCGCATACGATATCTGCGGCGTTCAGCCAATGACAGGCCCAACAGGCTTGATTTTCGCAATGCGCGCTCGTTACGCTAACCAGGTCGGTACCGAAACCTTCTACAACGAAGTTAACACTTCACACGCTTCTGTTGTTGGTAATGCTAATACGCTTGGTGACAAGCACGTTGGTGGATACCCAGGTAACACAACAAGCGGCACTGCTAACCTAGCAGAAACCGGCATCTACAACTTTGGTGATGCAATGCCAACGTCGCAGTCTGAAGCTCTTGGAACAACTGGTAATACAGCTATTCCACAAATGGCATTCAGCATTGAAAAAGTATCTGTTACAGCACAATCGCGTGCCTTGAAAGCAGAATACACAATGGAACTTGCACAAGACTTGAAAGCAATTCATGGTCTTGACGCAGAAACAGAACTCAGCAACATTCTTTCTTCGGAAATTCTTGCTGAAATCAACCGTGAAATCGTTCGTACTGTTCTAGTAACAGCAACGCGTGGTGCTGCTTCAGGCACAACGACAGTCGGCCGCTTCGACCTTGATACAGATGCAAACGGTCGTTGGTCAGTTGAAAAGTTCAAGGGCTTGATGTTCCAAGTTGAACGTGAAAGTAACGCGATCGCAAAGGCGACACGACGTGGTAAAGGTAACATCATCATCTGCTCGAGCGATGTAGCTTCTGCTCTTCAAATGGCTGGTGTTCTTGACTACGCACCTGCACTTAACTCTAACGCATTGAACGTTGATGATACTGGCAACACATTCGCCGGTGTTCTAAACGGTCGCATCCGCGTTTATATCGATCCATACTCAACCGGCAACTACATGGTTGTTGGTTACAAGGGATCAAGTGCATTTGACGCCGGGCTTTTCTACTGCCCATACGTACCGCTCCAAATGGTTCGTGCTGTTGATCAAGACAGCTTCCAACCAAAAATTGGATTTAAGACACGTTACGGAATTGTCGCAAATCCATACGCCGAAGGTTCAACAGCTGGTCTTGGTGCTATCACCAAGGATAGCAACGTGTACTACCGTCGCGTTCTTGTGGATAATATTCTATAATAATAACTATAATAAACTAGTAGTTACATTAAACAGGGGATCTTCGGATCCCCTTTTTTTTCGTTGATAAATAGGATAAAGGAGATTACGTGTCCACAATTTCAAATCAACCAGCGAATCAGAACTTTCTTTCACCTCTTGGATTTAAGTTCACGATCAACAAAACGCCGTCGATCAACTACTTCGTTCAAAACGTCACGCTACCAAACCTGACGTTAGGGCAAAGTAATGTTCCTAGCCCGTTTATACGAATTCCTTTGGCTGGTGATCACCTCGAGTTTGGTGACCTTTCCGTCACATTCAAGGTCGACGAGAATCTAGATAATTACCTCGAGATCTTTGATTGGATGATTGCAATGGGTTTTCCGGATGAGTTTGATGAATTCAAAGCAATTGATGAGCGACGCGGTGGAGTGATCACCGGTCTCACAGATCGAATGACGGGACACGGTATATACTCTGATGCTACTTTAACAATTCTTTCGAGTGCAATGAACCCTCTACACCAGATTACTTTCATCGAAGCTTTTCCTACAAGTCTTTCTGAGATTCCTTTTTCCTCAACCGAAAGTGACGTTGTCCACGCAAGCGCGACAGTAACTTTTGCTTTTAGAAGGTTTAAAATTGCCCGCCTGTAATCGTTGACCTTTCCCCTGCAATATGTTATAATATCGATATTATTATTTTGGAGTAGTGAAATGAAGTTGAATGACATACAAGAATTGTGGGAGAAAGACAGCATCATTGACCGATTAGACCTTGGCCAATCATCTCTCGACATTGCAAAGCTCCACGTAAAGTATTTTAAGATTTATAGTGAAGAGCGCCTGAGGTTAAAGAAGCTCTTCACCGACCTCAAGAAATTGTATAAAGCAAAGTACGAATACTACACTGGGACAATGAGTGAGGAGGAGTTGAAGTTTCGTAATTGGGAACCAATGTCTCTTCGTATTATGAAAAACGAGTTATCAATGTATCTTGAAGCTGATGATGACCTAATTAATCAACAGCTACATATTGATATTATTCAAGAGCGAGTCGACTTTCTCGAATCAATTATAAAGTCACTCTCGACGCGAGGATTTAACATCAAGTCTGCTATTGATTGGATGAAGTTTACACAAGGATCGTAATGAATTTTGATATCACAATTAATCCTGTAGATGCATCACACGTTCAGATAATCTGTGAGCGTAGTATTGCAATGGAGATTAGTGATAACTTTACTTTTATGGTTCCTAATGCTAGGTACATGCAGAAGTTTAAGGATAAGATTTGGGACGGCAAGATCAGATTGTTCAATATGATGAACCAAACAATCTACACAGGGCTTGTTGGTAAAATAAAACAATTCGCTGCAGCACGAGATTACAGTATCTGCGACAACACACCAGGCGCCACGAACGTATCTCTTGTTGAGCTAGATGATTTTATAAAGTCACTCAACCTTCCGTTCGACCTTCACTACTTTCAAAAAGACGCTATAGTTCATTGCACAAGAAATAGACGGGGGGTAATACTTTCCCCGACAGCCTCTGGAAAATCCCTCATTCTTTACGTGCTTTCGCGGATGATAGGAGCCAACGTTCTTATTGTTGTTGATTCCGTTAGCCTTGTTCACCAGATCAAAACAGATTTTATCGATTACGGTTGTGATCCATACGACATACACCTCATCTATCAGGGGCAAGACACGGAAGTCAATCGCGCCATCACTATCACGACGTGGCAATCAATTGTTAAGCTTAAGAAGGCGTGGTTTAAGCGTTTTAAAGCGGTGTTTGGTGACGAAGTGCACTTGTTTGCAGCCGCGAGTCTAAAGAAGGTTATGGAAAGTGTGTCTGAGGCCAGCTTTAGGGTGGGGTTTACAGGAACTTTAGATGGTTCGGAAACGAACGAGCTTGTTCTTGAGGGGCTCTTTGGTCCCGTTTTGAGGGTAGCTACAACATCAGAGTTAATCGACAAGGGATACCTATCTCCTTTCCGAATTAAGGCTATCGTGCTCAAACACTCAGAGGAATCTGCTGCCCTAGTAAAGAAAATGGATTTTGCAGAAGAAATCGATTTTATTGTCACCCACAACCAACGAAACAAGTTCGTTCGCAACCTCGCGCTTTCACTCAAAGGAAACACGCTTGTTCTTTTCCGCTTTGTAGAGAGGCACGGAAAGGTTCTGTATGATGATATCGTTGAGCATAATAAAGTTGATCGCAAGATATACTTTATTCACGGTGGTGTTCCTGGTGAGGAGAGAAATAAAATAAGGTTACAAATTAACAACGAAGATAACAGTATTACTGTCGCTTCTGTTGGTAGCTTTAGCAAGGGCGTTAACGTGCCAAAACTACATAACGTCATCTTCGCAAGCTCATTTAAATCAAGTATTACTGTTCTTCAGTCGATTGGAAGGTCTTTACGAAAGAGTGACGGAAAAGATATGGCCACTCTTTTTGATATTGCCGACGACTTGACACATAACCCAAAAAATAAACTAAATCCCAAACCCAATATTACTTTGAGGCATTTCCACGAAAGAGTGGGTGTGTATGACGAAAGCGGTTTTAATTATAAGATATACAACGTAGATCTATGAAAAAGAAACCAACGCTAATTAAGCTGATAAGTGGTATCGAGGTTATTGGTAATATTAAAAAGAGAACGCCAACACAATTGGTTTTAACAAACCCTGTTCAAATCAACTATAAGAACGAATTCTCAAGCCTTCCACATGTTTCATTGACAAGATATATGCAGTTTGCGAATACCCGCGATATCTCTTTTGAGCGATCGTTGATTGTATCCGAGGCAGGTGTTATAGAGGGTATGGGAGGATACTACGAGATAGCTGTTGATCAAATGGTCAAAGAGATTGATGGTATCATAAGTGAGGAGCTCGACCGAGCTTCAAATACATCAGATTCGCCAACAGAAACTATGTACAAAGCTATCCTTGAAGGTTTTAATGGCCCTTTAAATTAATTAAAAGAACTGTTGACTTTCATTATTTGAATCATTATAATCCCAGTATCGGGGGAAAGATATTATACTATATGGCTACACAACCAAAAGCAAAACCTAATCATTATGTAAACAATAAGCAACTGTACGAGATGATCATCAAGTACAAGAGCGATTGTATCATCGCAAAAAAGAAGAAGAAGGAAAAGCCGCAGATCCCTGGACCAATAGCCGTTTGCTTAATGGCTATCGCAGAAGGACTGTCACACAAACACCAATTTATCAACTATACGTTTCGTGATGAAATGATTAGCGATGGTATTGAGAATTGTGTCAGCTATTTTGACAACTTCGACCCAGCAAAGTCGGAAAATCCTTTTGCATACTTCACACAAATAATATACTACGCCTTTCTTCGTCGAATACTGAAGGAACGCAAGCAGACATATATTAAACATAAGGTGACAGAGTCGTCAATGATATTTGATGAGCTTGTCGAACAAAGTAATAATGAGGATCCTCATAACACGACACAACATTTAGTTTCCGACCAACACACTGTTGACTTTATCAAGGCTTTCGAGGATACTCTTAGAGAGAAGAAGTTAAAAAATAAGAGGGCAAAAGCCAAAAAAGGCGTGGAGAAATTTACGGATGATTAAATGAAGATAGCTCTGATTACTGATCAGCATTTTGGAGCTCGTAACGACTCAGAAGTTTTTCACAAACATTTTGAACAATTTTATGGTAGCGTGTTTTTCCCTTATATTGATAAACACAATATTAAGCATATTATTGATCTTGGTGACACATTCGACCGTCGAAAATATGTGAACTATTTTTCATTGGATCGTTGTAGGGGGTATTGGTTTAATGAGGTAGCTGCTCGGGAAATACGTCACGATGTTATTGTTGGAAATCACTGCACATACTACAAAAACACCAACAAGATTAACTCACCGGATCTGCTGCTTAAGGAATACAACAATATTATAGTGCATGCAGGCCCTCGCAGCATAATAGTTGATGGGGTAGAGATTGCTTTAATTCCGTGGATATGTGAAGACAACGTCGACGAAACCGTTAGATTCATAAATGACACAAAAGCCCAGGTATGTTTTGGACACCTTGAGCTTCAGGGATTTGAGATGTATAAGGGATCAATGATCAACATAGGATACAGCGCTTCAATGTTCAAGAAGTTCGATATTGTCTGCTCAGGTCACTACCACCACAAATCAACCCGCGACAACATCAACTATCTCGGTGCACCTTATGAGATGACTTGGTCCGATTACGATGACCCTCGAGGGTTTCACATCTTTGACACGAACACACGCAGCCTCGAGTTCATTGAGAACCCACTATTAATGTTCCACAAAATATACTATGACGACGTTAAGAACCCAATTGATATCAAAACATTTAATCCACAAAACCTAACGGGCAAGTTCGTTAAGATTGTCGTATCAAACAAAACAAACCCACACAACTTCGACTTGATGGTAGATATAATTGAGAAGAAGAATGTGGCGTCATTGCAGGTTGTTGATGATCACATGAACCTCAATATGGAAGAAGATTCTGATATCATCAACGAAGCAGAGGACACGCTTTCGCTAGTAAGTAAGTATATACAGCAGCTCCAGGTAGCTGTTGATAAACCAAGGCTCGAGGGTGTATTGAGAAACCTTTATCATGATGCAATATCACTAGAATGATGTTATTTCAGAAAATTCGGTGGAAAAATTTTCTATCAACAGGCAACACAATCACTGAGGTTGATCTCTCGAAACGAGGATCAACGCTCGTCGTTGGTGAAAACGGTGCAGGAAAGTCGACGATACTCGATGCACTGTCGTTCGTCCTCTATGGACGGCCGTTCCGCAACATACAAAAAGCACAGCTTGTTAACTCGATAAACAAAAAGGATGCTGTTGTTGAGGTTGATCTTACGATCGGCGGCAAGCAATATACAATTCGTCGTGGACTCAAACCCAATGTCTTTGAAATATATGTTGACGACCAACTAATAGATCAGCATGCTGACGTCAAACAGTATCAAGAATATCTCGAAAAGCACATCCTCAAGTTTAATCAAAAAGCATTTAACCAAATTGTTATTCTTGGATCTGCATCGTTCACACCATTCATGCAACTGTCTGCCACAAATCGCAGAGAGATCATCGAAGACCTTTTGGACATCAACATATTCTCCAAAATGAATGTTCTGTTAAAGCAGAAGGTAGTTGACAACAGAGAGCAGATAATGGGAGCGGAATCTGACATTAAGCTTGCTACAGAGAAGATCAAAATACATCTACAACACATCGAAATCATGGCGAAAGCTAATGACGAAGTTGTTCTTCAGAAGCAAGCTACAATCAAAGAGATTAAGCAAACGAACAAAGGTATTCAGGACGATATTGCACAAATAGATAGTAGTATTGTTGCTACAAGTGCAGCCCTTCCTCAACTTGAAAAGAAGAGGACTATTCATAACACGTTGATAGAAATAGAGTGCACACTTGAAGACCGTAAGCAGAAGTTGGTTAAGGAAATTAAGTTCCTACAAACAACTGACGACTGCCCGACATGCTTGCAATCTATTGATGATCATTTTAGGAGCTCAAACGTTGAACAAAAGCAGAACAAGCTTGTTGATGTTGAAGATGGGCTCGTTAGAATTGCTGCTAAAATTTCTCGAGGTACCGCTATTGCTACATTAATCGAGGAGATATCCAAAAAGGTTGGCCAATATGAGATTGCAAGAAAAACAGCGCTGAATGAGATTGCGTTGAACGATAGGACAACAGCTAACCACGAAAAAGATATCGTTGCGGCACAATCAAACAATGTCCATATAAGTACAAACGAGAATGAAATTGCAACAATCAAAGCTATTCAGAAACAATCTACACAAAAGCTAGAGGAACTACAAAAAGATAAGCAGATCATTGAAGTCGCCGGATTTCTTCTCAAGGACACGGGTATCAAGACAAAGATAATCAAGCAGTATATTCCGATCATGAACAAACTCGTAAACAAATACCTTGCATCAATGGACTTTTTTGTTCAATTTGAACTCAACGAGAAGTTTGAAGAAACAATTAGGTCAAGGTTCCGTGATGACTTTACGTATCAAAGCTTCTCTGAAGGCGAGAAGATGCGAATCGATCTCGCACTTTTGTTCACGTGGAGATCTATTGCCAAAATGAGGAACAGTGCATCGACAAACCTATTGATTATGGATGAGGTTTTCGATAGTTCGCTCGACAGCTCAGGGACGGAAGAATTTATGAAGATTTTAAATACGTTGACAAAAGATAATAACATGTTTATAATAAGCCACAAAGGGGATCAATTGTTTGATAGGTTCACTAACATTATTAAGTTTGAGAAACACAAAAACTTTTCGAGGATTGCAGCATGACAAAACAGTTTCTTTCAGAGGTAGAAACACCAACGCCGCTGTGTAGTAGGGAAGATTGTGTGATCTCGTCTCAGTACGTGGTTCCTACAGTCACCGACAAATATGGCAACAAAATACACGATACTGACCCAAGCAGAACAACGAGGCTAATGTTGTGTGCAACATGTGGCCACACATGGAAAGAGTTGATATGATTCTTGACCTGGTGTCCGATGACGCTGCAATACTGAGATTAGTTCAACCTGATTGGGACTGGAATGCTCTCCCAGGTGATCCAATCGAGCTTGCAAAAAACCTTGCAGATACGATGATTGCGAAAAACGCGCTAGGAATTGCGGCTCCACAGGTTGGTCTTCCATATCGGGTGTTTGCAATAAAGTCGAACCCTGTACTTGTCTGCTTCAATCCACGAATTGTTGATCAAACAGCAAAGGGCATTGTTCTCCTTGAAGAGGGATGCCTAACGTTTCCAAACCTATTCATTAAGATCAAGAGACCAAAATCAATCAAAGTTCGCTTTGAACTTCCAAACAAAGAAACAATAACACAAAAGTTCACAGGAATAACTGCTCGCTGCTTTCAACACGAGCTTGACCATTTGAACGGAATGTTGTATACTAGTCGGGCAAGTTCATTTCATGTCGAGCAAGGTCGTCGGCTTCAGAAAAAATTAAATAGAAGGCCATAATGGCAAAAATCAAAGTAGCTGAGTTATTCTATAGCATTCAGGGTGAAGGGCGCTATATGGGCGTTCCTAGTGTGTTCTTGCGCACGTTTGGATGTAATTTCACATGTGGTGGCTTTAATATGCCGAAAGGTATGGTGAGCAATGAGCGAGATCTTGCTGCAGCAAATATTGGACTATATAAGAATTACGGTAACCTACCATTGGTTGCTACCGGCTGCGATTCTTATGCTTCTTGGGATCCTCGATTCAAACATCTTTCTCCGAGTCTTGAGACGGATGAAATTGCGTACGAAATATCAAAAATTCTCCCATTCAAACACTGGGAAGAAGAACACCTCGTCATCACAGGAGGTGAACCGCTTCTGGGGTGGCAGCGTGCTTACCCCGATCTCCTCAATAACCCCGCAATGAGACACCTCCAACACATTACGTTCGAAACGAACGGGACACAGAGAATAACGGTGGCTTTCAGCAAATATCTCAAAGAGTGGTTGTCACAATCAACACAATATGGGCAACGTGAGATCACGTTTTCTGTTTCTCCAAAACTCTCTGTTTCTGGAGAAAACCAAGAAGATGCTATTAGACCAGTTATTGTTGAGGAATATCAGAAGATTGGCCCAACATACCTGAAGTATGTAATTGCGACTGAGGAAGATGCAGAAGAAGCTCTGCGCGCAACAAAAAGCTACCAACAGCATGGATTCTTTGGGTCAACATATTTTATGCCGGTTGGTGGAACAGAGTCGGTATACAACCTCAACAATAAAGCTGTTGCGCTCCTTGCAATGAAACATGGGGTGAGATATAGTGACCGGTTGCAGGTGCCGTTGTTCAAGAACGAATGGGGAACATAATATGAAGAAATCTACACAATTCAAAGAAAGGCATTGAACGTGAGCTTAAGACACCACGCAGAGCGTGAACTTGATTTGATTGGGATGGCAAAAGACGGCGATGAGATGAACGTTGCCATGCGCAATCATATACTTCACATGGTCGACGAATTTGCGGATGAAGGCCACTCGGGATCATCGGCGTCGTATGCTCTCGGGTTGCTGGAAAAGTTGCTTGCGTTCGAACCACTTTCACCACTAACCGGCGACGAGCATGAATGGAACGAAGTGGGGGCAGATCTGTTCCAGAACAACCGTTGTAGCCATATTTTCAAGGATAGTAAAGGTGGGCGCGCATACGACATCAACGGAATTGTGTTTTACGACATGGTAAACGATGATGAAGGAAAAGAATACCAGAGCTGCTACACTACACAACCCAACAGCCGCGTGTGGATCGATTTCCCATGCTATCCTCCAAAACCAATATACAAGCTACGACCAGCATGATATTTCCACAATGAGCAAAATTCACTTCACACACGAAAAGTTCAAAGCCTCGCTTGTGGTAATAATGGAACAAATGGCGCTCGAAAACTACTATCCTAAAATTGTCGTAGGAATCAAGAGGGGTGGATTAGTTCCAGCTGTTGCCCTTTCTCACAAACTTGGTGTACCATGTGAGGTACTGGATTGGCAAACTCGTGATGGGTTTGACCAAATTGTAAGCGACAAGATCCGCGAGTTGTATGAAAAACACACAAGTAACATATTAGTTGTTGATGACATAGTGGATAGTGGAAAAACTCTAAAGGAAGTTCAAAAACAACTACCAAAAGCAAAGTTTGCTGCTCTAGTTGTTAATACAGAGGTTGTAGTTGATGGTAAACCAGCGGCAGACGCCGTGCTTACGGGTTACCTTATCGATAGACAAACCGATAAGAGGTGGGTAGAATTCTTCTGGGAGGCAAAATGAAAGTTATACATAAATTTCCGCTGAACATGGGGTCAAACTCCCTGCTCTTGGACATAGGTGCAGTATTCTTACATATAGAATGTGAGCCATTTCAGGTGGTCGTGTATGCACTTATTGACCAAGATTCAGCCACCAAACTATCAAGAGAAGTGCGTCTCATCTATACTGGAGAAGTAATACCAGCAGATGGAAGTTACGATTATATCGGAACAGCAACAAACAGTGGCCACATCGCTGCTGGCTCTGCTATGTATCGGGTGTATCATGCACTGGAGAAAAAATGATCGTAAAGAAAAAAGTTATTGAGGCACTCGGGTGGCGCACAATCAACTTCCCGGTTCACGTAATGGAGATTCTATGAAATTTGTAAGTACTAAGACATACGGGCATGAGAAAGGTTACGCTGTCGCATATCGTCAGTGGAGAGCAGACACTCACTGCAATCTGATTCACGGATACGCACTTGCGTTTCACTTTGAATTTGAAGCAGAGGTTCTTGATCAGCGTAACTGGGTAGCAGATTTCGGTGGATTCAAAACACTAAAAGAAAATCTGGATGACTGGTTTGATCACACTCTACTTGTCGCTCAAGATGATCCAGAGTTCAATACGTTTGAAGAGCTCCATAAAAAGGGACTCTGTAAGATGGTAGTTGTTGAAAGAACTGGCTGTGAAGGTATTGCCAAGTGGCTCGCTGATTATATCAACGAGATCTGGTTAGGTGATAACGGTTACAG